CGGCAATCCAATTGTTAATGTCTGGCCTGACATTGATGTTTCTACTTCATTTGATGTACCAACGATACTCAATGCTTGTGTTTGTAATGATATACTACCATTACCTGTTGATCCGGATACACTTAATGTAGATACTAAACCTGTTAAACCACTTCCATCACCTTTAAACGAACCACTAAATGACCCGGTTAATGATGAATCTGCACCAGTTAATTGTATAGAAGATGCACCAGAAACTACCGTACCATTATCAGTTAAACTTGTATCGACAAATTTACCATCAGTATTATTCCATTTAACAATTTTATTGTCAGATAATTGAGCTGCACCAGAAACTGTTAATGTAATTGGAGTAGATCCATTAAATGATACGCCACCACCTAATCCTTCTCCAATTGCTAATGCAGAATTAACTTGTGCTGCATTTTGAGCATATGATGCAGTTGTGGCAAACGATGCAGATGTAGCAGTACCACTAAATGCACCTTGAAATGATCCGCTAAACGAACCAGATATCGATACACCGGTTGCACCTGTTGTTGCAAGGATATTACCAGTACCATTAATTGCCGTAGTGGATAAGTTACTAGCACCACCGCCAATTACTACTTGACCTGATGTTAAATTGTCTACTTGTAATGCTGATAAATTTGCGGTACTACCTGAGACAATGACTTTTTTCCATTCTGCCATGTTATTTCATTCCTATCTTAATTTTATATATAAATACCGTTTATATTATTATTCCAATCCTACAAAAAATGAACTAGAAGTAAAATAAATACCACCTACTGGAGCAGAACCGGTTAATTCTGCAGATTGCGTTGCTAATATTACAACACCACTTTGTGTAACAGTTAATACTGGTGTCGTGCCTTGTTTAATTAAAAATATTTTATCAGTTGGATTAACAGTTGCAGTTGTACTACCGGATATTATACGATATGGTTCTAAACCCATTCCTTGTACATATGATGCTGTTAAAGCATATGATGCGGTTATATCATATAATAAACCTGGTAATAGTTGTGATGGTTTAAACTGTCTAGTATATGTCATTATGCCCACCTTCCGTTTATAATTATCAAATCATTTGGATCAATTGTATAACCTAATGCTGCGGTATCGAATACAATTGTTTGTGTTGATAATAACTCATTTGGAGTCCATGTATAACAAACTTTATCAATGTATTGTCCATTAATGTATATATCAAATTCATTAACCGTCGCTGTTGTTAACGTAACCGGATTAATTTTTGGTGTTCCTGCAACAGTTATTGTAGTATTATTAGATCTATATGCTTGTTTATCAGTCAATGTTGTTAAGTATATCATCGCAGATGCATCGATACTAACGTTATTTCCATTGTTTGATACAGTAACACGACCACCTGATAATATATCTGATTGGTATGATACTAAACGAACTGGTATTGATGTACTATCAAATATATTAGTTGCAGTTTCGATAATAGTTTCAAATGTTAATTTTTTAATAGAATACATTTTTTTAATTGCCTCGGTACGAACTTCTTGTTCATTTTGCAATGTACCTAACACAGTCATTGGTATTGTCGCTCTAACTAAACGATCTTCACTAACTGTATTAATAGTTTCGAATGAGACAGAACCTAATGTCGTGTGATATCTATTTGAATCAATACCCCAACTAAAACGATTATATGTGAATATCTGATTAACTAATTCATTTAATTGTGTGCTAAAATCACACCATAACATCATTTCATATTCAACCGTTACATATTTTGGTATATCTACTACATAAACAGGAACTGATTGTGCAGGTTGATATAGTGGAAATGGAAACAATGTATCTTCATATCTATTTCTGGAATTATACTTGTTTCGGTGTATCAAATAGTTATTCGATGGATTTCTATTAACATCCAATGTTTTATATGAATCGCGTTCCGTAAAACTATTTCGTTTAAGCATAATTAATGGAGATTGTAACATTCCTTTTTCATCTCGCATATAACCTAAACGACGAACATTATCCCATTTTTCTCCGTTTGCATACACTACAGAAACTGGCATAATAACATCGTTATCAATAATTTGTGGTTGTATTTCTTTATCGATAAATGCTTTCATTGCATAATCAATATCATATATGCTACGACGCGGAGTTTTTATAACATCATCGTCCCTACGAACTTGATTTGCACGATTTAACACAACATCGGGTGTAAAACCTTCGGTTATAGCCGGATTTGGTTTATTAGTTTTACGATCGATATCTTGTCTATTAATACGTGACATATGTTATCTCCTTATTTTTTATATGCAGGTAAATCATTATTACCACCTGCACGTATATTGCTAATTTGTTGAGCTGTTTGTCTAGTTGCATGAGCATTGCATACAACCGATACACTGTATCCATGATTACTACCATTTGGCCATGTTTCTGGATTCTTACCAACAAAATATTGATTTGCATCTACATTGTCTAATTCATAATATTCATTGTCCCAAAATACAATATCGCCGACTTCTGGAAAGAAATTAGCTCGTTCTAATATATCTCTAGAAATTGCAAATTGTGAAGTACGAGTATATGAATGACCATAATCATCCATTTTACCAGATTTTTCATCTTTTGTTATTAAGCAAGGAATCAATATTGAATTATAATATGATTTCTTTTCAGATTCTCCATATAAATTTGAATTACTTTGTTCAACAATTAATTTAAAGAATTCTATTTCAGTATCAACAATTGCATTTAATAATTCAGCATTAACCGATGCTAAAAATTTTGCATCTCTATATCCCCCAAACAGTGCCATATTTATCCTTTATCCAACATATATTTTTAATGGAACTTTGCTTAACATTTCATTCATCTGTGTTGCTTCAGCATTTTGTCTAGTTAACATGTTCTCTTTAGACATCTTTCCTAAAAATTCACGTAATTGAGCCAATAATGCTTCTTTTTCAGCTTGACCTTGTGAAACTAGTTCAGATCCATTTAATGTTACTTCAGCACCTGGTATAGGAACAGTGGTATATTTACCACGAACATATCCTAACATTTCCTTAACAAGTGCGGCACCATATCTTAATATCCAAGAACGCCCCATATCATTAATTGTACTGTATGGTTGAAATGTATATGGTATATTTGATGCGTCACTCACAGCATCCTTTAAAAGTGCTGTATTACCAAATAACACGGCATCGTTTGTTTTCTGTTCTTCAAATATAAATTCAAACCAAACTGTACCAAAATACTGTGTAGCCATACTACCCTGAGTACCTGGTATTGGGAATATTTTTAAATCATCGCCATGCAATTCAAATGAAAAATGTGATTTACGTATTTGATCATTAAACTCAATACTTTGTAATCTCATTAAATCCGATGATATTGGCATCATCATGAAACTAACTGATGGTGACATAGATCCAAAACCAAATGCATCTAACATTTGTTGAGAACCTAAACCAGTACCAATAAATGGATCAAAGAATCTTACTATTGCTGGTGGTGGATTATGTAGTACTCGTCTTATTTCAATTGAACTAGTATTACTCAATGTAATGCCCATCGATTGTTCAACTGCTTCTCGAATACTATATGATTGTTTTTTATCTACTAATTCTATAGAAGCAGAATACCATTTTAAATTACCACCACTTTCAGCTTCTAATCCATATGCTTTTGATAGTTTAGTTATATATGATAATGAATTACCAACAACTGCACCAGTAAATCCAGTACTATCTAAAAATGGAGAATTAGTTTTAATACCTAACGTAGTTATTAAATTATTTTCAATGTTAACTTGATTAACTTGATTTGAATATTCAATTACCGCAGCTTCAAATGCAGTATAAAAATTAATATCAATTAATTCGACATCCATTATTGGATATCCTAAATACTGTGCAGCAAATGTTGCAAATGAATCTGCATGTTGTTGGAACATGGCATCATTATCAAAGAAACCCCACGGTGTGTCGCCTGGCTGAAATGATGAACTTCCTGGCCAAATTGGTTTATTTTCTGAATAATCCATATTCTCCTTCTCCTTTTAATATAAATATATTAATATTTTTCATTTAGTAAATTCAATATTTCATCTAATGCTTCATGTCTATGATTATCTGTTAAGATAATTTCATTTACAAATTTAGATGGTTTTATTTTTGGTACTTCGTGTACCGCTGAATCATTTTGATGTTTTAAATCAATCTGATATCTATCACCACATAATATCATAGTAGAATCTTTTCCTAATCTACTTAATACCATTCCTAATTGTTGTTTAGTTAAATTTTGAAATTCATCTACTATACAAACAGCATTGTCAAATGTTCTACCTCTGAAGTGTGCTAATGAAACTAATTCAATTTTTTCTTCAGATTCCATTTTTTCTAATATCTCAGGTTTATTATAAACTTTACGCATATTACTACGAATTGGAACTAACCATGGTTCCATTTTTTCTCTTTCAGATCCTGGTAAAAATCCATTATCTTCTGTTGATACAGTTGGCCTTGTAATAATAATTTTATCGATTTTTCTTTTAAAATACATATCCAATGCAATTTGAACTGCTAACAATGTTTTACCACTACCTGCTTTTCCTAATAAAAAATTAAACGGTGTGGTTAATACACTTTCTTTTGCTAGTTTTTGTTCTTCTGATAATGAGATTGAAAATTTAATATCATTTTTAGGTGGTGTTTTTTCTCTGTTTGGAGTAGCCATATGCTTAAATTTTAGTTTAATAACTTAGTTAATGTTGATTCCTGCAATTGCATATCTTTCAATTCATTTATCTTTCCTAAACATAATCGACGTATTGCTAAATATGTTTCACGAGGTGGATAAGGAGTTAATATTGTAATTTTTATTAATTCTTTATCTTCACCTAAATCCTGCTCGATATGAACCATTAATACCATTCGTATAGCTCGTATTCTATCCAATACATCAATTAAACGACCTTCATATCTAATTCGAGCCATCATCGAATATTTTATTCTCGGTGTTGCCATATATTATATTTCTTTAACTTTATTATAAATATCAAAACAGTAAGAAAGGGATGGCTTTCACCATCCCTCTCCATTAATTAAATTGCTTTAATTAAAGTGTATTCAATCCATGAACATATACTTTACCATAGAATTCTGGTCTAACCACTTTCTTCGCGTAACGTGTCATAACACCTTTACGTGGAGTGAAGTTGATTGGATCATAAACTAATGGAGTCATGATTAATGGAATATATGGAGAGAAAACTGCTCCTGTTTCAAGGAATTGTGCTCCTCTGAATCCCATTAATATTACGTTTTCTTTCATGTATGGGTTTTTATAAACTGTGTATCTATTTTCGATAGCACCAATTTTTTGAACACCAGCAGCAAACTCTAATTTAGTTCCATCAGTCGCAGCAGCAAATCCTGGGATAGATTCTAATACTGTTGCTACTTGTGGTGATGTAACTAAGAAGTTAGCACCTCCTCTCAATGTTTTTTGGTGGATTAAGTTAGATACTTTTTGAAGTTTAGTTCCTAAAGTTTGGAACCAACCACCTTGAGTATTATAGAAACCATCACCTGTCGCAGTTTGTTGTGTGAAACTAGTACCATTCCAGATGTTGTTATTTTTTGCTGACCAATACTCTGTTGTTGGAGCAGCTGCGATCAACATATCTAAAATCTCTAAATCAATCTCCATTGATACATATTCTGATAACATCGAAGTTAATTCAGCTTCAGCATCAATTGAGTGGTATGCATTTAAATCTTGAGCGAACTCAGGAGTCCAAACTGCTTTCAACTTACGTGTTTTAGCAACGATTGGATCTGATTGCATTTCTAAGTTCAATTCAGGAATATCAATATCAACATTGTATCCGTTAGAGAATGCACCTTTGTTATCCTCAAAATCACCTCTAGTAATATCAGTAGGTTGTTTGCTATATGCAACTACATAT